GGGCGTGGGTGTGCTATGCGCTGCGATAGTCATCGCGCGATCTCCTGAATCGTGTGAGGGCGAGAGTCGGGCGAGCGCCGTAATCGCTCGTTCCGACTCGATTTTTCCGAGATTAACCAGTCGTTAGGAATCGACGGTTGGTTCACGCCACCAAACGCAACTTGCCCTGCCCCTGGCGCTCTGCGATTTTCGTCTTGACCAGTTCCGCTCCGCCGTTCGCGAGCCAGAGATCGGCCTTGTCAGGGTCAAACAGGCGCGCGGTCGTCATGCCAAGTTCGGCGCGGCCGTTTCCTTCGATCCGGCAACCCATCTTCTCCAGCCGGTTCCCAAACCAGCGCGACGCGGACTTCAACGGCGGGAAGCCATGTTCGCGCCAAATCTGGCCGGCGGTCTTCCCGCGACGGATCAGCACCGGAAGGTGCGGCTGAACCAACGCGAGCAACGCCGTCATGGTATGCTCGATGCCTGTGACCTTGTGGGCCAGCATGCGAGAGATTCCGTCTGTGCGCCGAAGCTGTTCCGCCATGTCTGCGGGCAGCGTCGAAACAGTCGGGCCAGCGAGCATCATTTCCAATTGGAGCCAGCGGTCGATGATACGGGCGCGCATCTCGATGGAGTAGCCCGAAACAAGGATCAAACATTCCCGCTTCGGGAGATTAAAGCATTCACGCGCCTCGCCTTTCCCGTCCCGGTATGTCGCCAACATTCCAACGTCCCCAAAATTGGGGCCGTTGAGGGTTGCGAGCATCTTCCGAACGTCCCGAAGAACGTGATCATGCCGCTTCCCGGTCAGCCCCGCGATCTCCAAGCTGGACATCGTAAGGGGCATGGCGGCCGGCACGCCGGATGTGGTATCAAGTCCTGTCATCTGCGGTTCCTCTAAAACCGTGGTTGATCGGAGCGGCGACAGGGTCTCGGCCAAGAGTTTTCCCTGTCGCCGCGTTCATCCTCTGAGCGAGAATGAAGTTGATTTCTGCGGTTATAGACCGCAGGTTGCGTCTTGCTTCTTCTGCAATCCAAGATTTCATTGCAGGCGGAAGCCTCAAGCGGAAGTGCTGATCTTGTCGGCTCATCGACTCTCCATATAGCGCACGGTGCGTTATATAGCGCACGGAGCGTCATTGGCGTCAAGCGAAATGTGCGTCATGTGTGCGCCATGGCCAGAGAAGACCCACATTTCCGTCTCCGTATCCCCGAAGACCTCAAACTGAGGGTGGAGAGAGCGGCGCACACCAATCGGCGCTCCATAAACGCGGAGATTATTGCGCGCCTAGAACAAAGCTTCCCAGCAGAACCGATCTCATCGTTGCATGGAGAAGCCGATATTACCGACGATGAAGCGAAGGAACTCGTAGAAGCGATATTCCGCACGATCGACAGGTTTATAAAGCCGAAGATGACGATCGTTGAGAAAACTCGGTCTTCAGAGCCGCCCGGCATAACATCCGAGCCACAAAAGAGCGCAGCTCCGGGTATCAAGACGCCAAAGGCGAAGCGCTAACCCATGGCCTGATCGGAGGAGAAGGCAATTGTCACGGAGAAATCTCCCGCCGCTGCAAGTCGGCACGACATATCGGGTGTCGGATTTCGAACTTCTGGAGTTCTCGGCCGGCAGTCTGTGGAAGACGGTGACAGGCGAAGATACAGCCATTCTCCGTCTTCACCTCGCGAATGCGACCATACTTGAGATGCCGATATCAGATGACGCGCTTCGCCATCATATGAGGCTCCTTGTGTCCGCCTACCCGACAGAAGCGATAGAATTTTTGAAAACGCAGCCATGGTGCCCCGTTGGATTGAAGGAAGAAAAGTGAAGGCGAAGCGATGAAACTCACGCCCGGACAGATAGGCGGCGCGGTCGCTATAGGAATCGGCATGCGGCTCGCACGAGGGGGCGAGATTCACTACGGAGGATGGGGCGATGGGGTTCTGTTCGTTGCATTCTGTCTGCTCTTGCTTTGGATTTTCTGGCCGTCACGGCGAGACGGCGTAGAGGCCGGTTCCCATCAGGAGGCGGGCGATAGCGTCTCGTTTAGAGTCGGCCAAGCGCTGAACCGCGTTCGGAGGCGATTGCGTCGCGCTTCTTGAGCCCCCGGCGGAAATAATGTCGACGATCTTCTGGACGTTGGATTGCGTCATCCTGTCGGCGGCGGCTTTTGCGCCCATACCGGCGAGGGACGCCGCGCCGACCATAGGATTGACCATCGCCCCGCCCACACCCAAAGCGGCCATCAGCCCATTTCCCGAGGGCGAGAGCTTTCCTGCCAGACGAAGGGCATTCTGCGCCGGCGTCCCCATGACCACCGTTCGCAAAGCTTCTTGCTCATCCGGGGTAAACCCGCGCGGCTTTTCGAGAATTCTCCGGATGTTTTGCCGAGTCGCATTGTCAACGTTGCCGCCAGACCCTGTTGAACCTGCCCTCAATTCCGCGCGAGCGACGGCGTCGTCAACCTTGTCTAGCTTGATCAGGCGGGACGCAGCACTACGCGCCTCTCCCAGAGCCTGAGCGGCGGTCTGAGAATTTCCCGTCAATATTTCCCCGGACTGCGGATTCGCAACAGCATCATCGATATGCTCGATGATGCCTCTGATGATGGAATTGTTGGATTTGTTGCCAGGAATGTATCCGTTGTTCGCGACCTTTCGGAGGGTGTCCAAACCTGTCAGCGTGACATTTTGGCCTTGCAAGTCTTGAAGGCGCTTGATGACGGCGGCGGCTCCGGGCTGCAATGCAGGATCATAACCAAAGTTCGCGAGGTCATTGGTGATCGTTTGATTGAGCCTGGCGCTCGCCGCAGGCGTGAAGATAACGCCCGACTGATCGGCCCTCGCATACGCGGCATCCTTCACCGCTTCGATCTGCGTCCTATCCGGAATGGCTGGCTTTGCGTTGAAAGCCCCGGCGACCTTTTTGATGGCGGCCGAAAGTCCCTCTCCGGCCACGTTCCCCGCCGCTCCAACACCCGCTCCGAGCAGCGCGCCTGTGCCGATATTCTGATCGTGTCCTGACGCCCCTAGCGCTCCATACCCTGCGCCCTCGGCGGCCATTGCGCCAGTTCGTGCAGCGAGTCCGGCAGCGCCGCCCCCGACTTGCAGCGCCTGAGGGAGAAACCGCGTCGCCGACAATCCGACTTTAGAAGCCGCCATCGGTACAGCCAGGGACACGCCAATATCCGCTATATCTCCCGGCAATCTCGCGCGGTCGCGAGATGCTTGCGTTTTTTCTCGCTCTGCGGCCGTTCCCTCACCGCCCATATAGCCAGCGAATTTATCAGCGTATCCGAAAGTAGCGGCATTCGCCGCGATGCGAGCTATATCATCCGCCGCGCCGCCTAGCTTCTGATACCATGCCCGATCATCGCTCTGAGCCGACGACGATGCGCGAGGGGGCTTTGTGGCCGGGAATGACGCCCAAGGATCGGACGCCGTGGCCGTCGCGGGGAAAGCTTCCCACGGGTCGGCCATCAGGGCACACGCCTTTCGACGCCGTTAGGATCAACGAATACCGTGCCGCTCGGAAGCTTCTTGGCTTCGTCAATCGACTTGACCCTGACCGGCGCTTCGCCTGTTTTCCCGTCCTGATTTTTGGCAATCCAAGGAGACGGCATCGCATCAATCTGTGTCTGCGCTTCCTTGGCGCTGATGTCGCCAAGCTGCCATTGCTGCGCGATCGCAGCGCGGGATTGCTTGTAGCGGACCGCGCCGGCGAGCGTCTCGAGAATCCTCTGATTGCCGCCGGGCGTGCCCATCAGAGAGGGGATTGACGACAGAAAGTTCCCGAGTTCGCGATCAGACTGAGCGCCGGAGCCAGGTACGCGCAAGCGCGGAGCCAGATATTGGATCGCCGCGTTGAGCGCCTGCACATTGTCCGTGTTTGGATCGAGCGCGACGCCGGTCACCTGACGGAACTTCTCCAGCATCGCTGTCTTGTTTCCGGTCTGCACAGCGGAAAGGAGGTCGCCAAAGCGCTGATAGGCAAGAGAATCATCGGCTGCCTTTGTGCCTTCATCCGCAATCGCATTCATACGCTCAGCGAGGCCCTTACCTCGGCCCTTCTGCTCCTCAGTCTCGCCGGCGCCAACATTTACCTGAGTACGGCTTGCAGCAGGCCCGAACTTGATGTCACCAGTTCGCGTCTTATAAGCCGGCTGCTCCGGTGTAATGCCGTAAGCGGTTCGCTCTTCGGCGGTGAGCGGCCTCGCTCCTTCTCCCAGAAGATCGCGCTCCGCTTTCGTCGCATTGGCCTCCTTGATGCGACGCTCAATCGGCGCATTCGACAGGTTCGCGCGTCCCTGCTCGATCTGGATGCGCTTCGCTTCATCATCCAGAGGATTGCGAGACAGTTCTTTGACGAGGAAGTCCGTCACCATCTTCTGCCCCTGCCCCGCTGTGCGGGGACTGGACATCAGCGCACCGGCTATTCTCTTGATGCCATCGGGGACTTGAACACCCGCTACGCCGGGTCGGGGAGCGCCGGACATGGAGGCAGGTGCGCCCGCAGCGACTGGAGGCGGCATAGCCGGCGACGGAGGCGTAACCGAAGGCGGCTGCTGCGGAGACGCTGGAGAAGGCGAAGATGGAGCTCCCATCGCGACCGGCGGCACGCCGTTCTGCGCGAAGGCCGGCAAACCGGGCGAGGAAGTTTCAGCGCCCGCAGGAGCCGGGCCTGCCGGAGATGCGTCCGTCATTGTTGCGGGCGGAAGCGCAGCCATCTGGACGCGGTCGCCTTGCGGAACGAACGATGGCATCCCCTCTTGGGGCGCTCCAGACGGGAACGGAACCGCTGCGCTCGGAGGGCCGCCAGCAAGTCCCAAAGCCTGCTTCGCATAGGACAGACGCGATCCCGTATGCGGGATGCCGGGCCGGAGGAACTGGTCCTGGAAGATGCGCGTTGCGGCGTCCTGATCAGGCGCGGCCCGAAGCGCGTCCAGAACCTTCCCTTCAGGCGTATTGGTCAATTCATGACGAAGGAAGCCGTAGTTCGCATCATAGGAGGTCGGATCGAGGCCCTGCGACTGCGCCCAGTTCTCAAAGGCGACGCGACGTGGTCCGGTCCATTGCGCATAGCCGAAGCCGCCGCGCGATCCCGGAACGGTCGGGTTGATCTCCTGAAGACTACCGAAGCCACCGCTTTCATGCCCGAGATTGCCGACGACTCCGGCGGCTTGCTCAGGCGTCAGTTTGAAGTCGCGCTGGAGATCGCCCATCATGCGGCCACCGATTTCCGCGAAACCGGGGCCGGATTGCCACGGAACCGGAGGCGCCGGGAGATTGCCGCCAGCAGAAGGCGTGACAGCCGCATTTGACACGACAGGACTCGGAGCCGGTGATGGCGTCGGTGTAGGAGTGGCGCTTGATCCGCCAAGAAGGCGGGAGATCATCCCATAGCCGTTGCTTGGCGGTTCGGGAGGCTTAAAAGCAGAGGTGTCCGCGCCCAGCGCTTTCGCCATCGCAAGGCGGGAATCGTAGTCTTGCTGCTTGCTTTCCTGCGCTAATTTGGCGTCGTCATAGGAAAGGACGGCCGTATTCGCCAAATTGGAAAGGCCCTGCGTCCAATGCTGGATCGGCTTGTTGTTCATCTCGGCGAGCGCTTGCGCGATCTGCCGGCGTCGCCATACTGTATCGTCAGTGTAAGTGCCGGAATCTACCGCCATATCAAGCAGCCTTCTTCTTTGCTGACATGCCGAGATAAATCAGGCCGCCGGGCACGCGGGAATAATCCACGTTCATCTTGCCAGTTGCGTCTTTCGCGACGGCGTTCGGATAAACCTGTGCGACTTCCTGAGCGACAAGACCGCGATGACGGCGTCCGTCATCAACTCCGGACTCCGGTTTATAATCGAAGTCGATCACATGGAGGCTGTCAGACCGCTCCCCGACAACATCAACATTCTCTTTCGACGTGATGTCCGATTTTCTCATCCAGCCGCCAAGCGCAGCGCTCCCGAGTCCGAACAAGCCGCTCATCATGGCGTTGTTGGACTGCACCTCAGAATTATAGGCCGCCAAATCCGCCTGATACTTCGTGTTGACCGCTCCGATATAATCCGTAGGAGCAACGCCGGATGTTGGCGTCTGGCCGAAGTTCGGCTGACTGACTTGTGAACCGCTCATCAGCGCGGAAATTTCATTGATCGGCTGATTGCGTTCCGTCAGCGCCGTCTGCGCCGCCTTTCCATAGGCATCGACATAAGCCTGATCATAGGCGCTTTGGCGCTGCGTCGAGAAGTTGCGCATCTCCCGATCGTAAAGTTCCGTACCGGGGCGGATTCCCTTGTTGATCAGGGACGATTCCAGCGCGTTTTTCTGATCGCTCCATTGCGGATCGAGAAGCCCACGCTGGAATTGCGCGAGTTTGTTGTCAATCGCCGCATCGAACTCAAAAGGCTGATTGAGGATGCCCCTGATCTTGTCAGACTGCTCTACGCCGATATTCCCAAGATTGGTCTGCGTCTGCAACCCAAGATCATAGAGCCGCTGCTGTTCGGGCGAATAGGTCGTTGTCGCTGTCAGCGTCGGTACTTCAACCCATTTGCCATCAGAATCCGTGAAGCCGCGCGTCCCCGTCTGGTCGTATGTCAGCGTCCCTTGCGGCGTAATTTGATTGGCCGAATTGACAAGGTTCTGCGTAATCGCCGTGTCGCGGTTCATGGCGCCCTGCGCCTGCGCTGTTGCCTTCGGGTCAGGCGCTGCGGGGGGGCTAGGGCTTGAAACCATGGTGCGCAATCCTCAGTTTCCAGCGCTCAATGAACGCTGGAAGATCATCGACGGTCAGGCTGTAGACCATGCCGTCTTCGTTGCCGTAGTACCGTCTAGCGACGCCCTCGAAGCGCCAGCCTAGCCCGGTCTTCTTGTCCGCCAGCATGCGAAGAACCGGCTTATTGCTGCGCTTTGTGTGAGATTGGAGCCTTACGCATCCAATCTGGCGGAAAACGTAGTCGATTACCGCACACCAGCCGCCGCGATAGACGACCGCTCGACCGGCAAGCGACAGTTCTATCCCGTTCCTGTCGTGCCCGGTGAATACATAACCGCCGACCATCTCGCCCACGTCGTTTGCGATGCCAATGGCGCCATCGACGGTATAGAACTCAACGCCGCACCGCTCCCCGACCCAATCTGCGATCTTCTGATAATTTCCGAAGACCAGACGCATCAAATAAAACCGCCGGCCTCATAGGTCGTATCGAATCCGAACACGCGCAGCTCGAACTCAGGGCCAGGTGATGCGTCTGGCATCGGCTGGATGTTGGCGGTCATTGTCACCGCCGCGCAGAACCCCATTCCCGGAGCGCTGCGCCAGTCTGTCTTGGTGGTAAAACTGCCGCCCCAATCGTCAACATCCCACTCCGCGTCGTCCCATAGCGCACCGACATTGACGATAGATTGCGGGGTATAGATCGAGGCGTCATCCCGAAAATCAACATTGAAGCCGAGGCCGGGGGAGAAATCAGAATCGGTTGCATAGATCGGACGTAGCGCCGTCCATCGTTTTTGCCGTCCCCTTTCGCCGAAAAACTGGAACGCCCCCTTGATTGTCCCCATCAACGAATAGCCGACGTCAGTACCGCTCACATCGGCTTCATAGACCTTCCCATCATTGCCGCCAAAAAAGAGACGGTCGTTCCATATCTCCCAACAGTTGGCGTTCATGCCGGTGAATCTACACCAAGCTCCATGCTGGGTGTTCATCACAAACTGGACTTGCTCCGCGTTCTCCTGAACCGGAACATTCAGAATGATGCGCGTGCCTCGCGCATAGCTTTCCAACTGCCAGCCAAAATTCCCACCATAACTCAGCGCCGCCCGGTTCATCGCATTGAGAATGCGATCCGTGAGAGCGACTTTGACAATCGCGGCGCGCTCAAAAATCATCGCCTTGGAGAGAGGGACAACGCCATCAACGCAAATAATGGCAAGATCAGCGCCGGCCCGCTTGAGGCAACGCCTTCCGATAGGAGCGCCTATATTGAAGACGCCTACCAGTCCAAACGTGGTTGCAGGGTCTCCCTTGTAGACCATGACCTGTCCGCGACTGGAGATGAAAACCGCATAATCCTCTGGACCGTTGCCGGCATCGACAGACCATGTCCCCATAGCCATGATGTAGCCGCCAAGCGACATCAAACCGCCGAGTTCAAATGTCGTTACAGCGCCCTGATAAGAATCAACGGCGAGATAGGCTACCTTCGTTGAATTTTTAGATACAAACCAGAGTTGGTTCTTGTAGACGTTAACTCCAATAAACGCCGCCGCAGGCGCTCCGGTGATGGTCGGATTGGACCATGCCGATCCATCAAATACTTGAGGCGAATCATCGCCGTTGACGCAATAGAGGAAATGGCCTCCGGATGTGGTGAAGTTGACGAACTGCCAGCGGTTATTCGTCATGCCAGTGACGGGAGCTGCTGGCGTGCTGGTCGTTACATCGAATATTTTTCCTCCGGACGCAGCAAACAGCTTGGAGATCGAAACGCCTTGATACGCCATGACGGTTTCGACTGGAGTACCAGTATTCGTATCCGAATGGATGACATGACCTTTTCGAAGTTCGACCCACCCGGGCTGGGGGAACCAATTGTCGAGGACTACCGCCCGCTTCGGCGGCATCGCAGCGATGGGGGATGCCGCGTCCCATCCCTCAACGGGAGCCGGTATCGACGCTCCTTTGGCGACCACGCCCCTATTGATCGGCGCGATTGAAGCCGGAGACCGAGAAGCTGCGATCTTGCGCATCAGCGACCGGGAAAATATCCGTCCTGAATCTGCGCGGACGTGATCAAGAGCGGGAGGCGACGCTTGTTCATGCTCAGCGTCTTCATGCCGCCATCACGGGCCTTCAGGCGATTGACGTAATCGACATACTCGGACTGGAAATCGGCGTAAGCATAGCCTTTGGTCTGCCAAAGCCTCCACTTGACGCCGAGAATCATGGCCTGTTCGTCAACGATCGGGATATCGCTGTCCGCCCTCATCCACGAATCGTATGTTCCGTCTTGCTTGGCGACCCAATTCTTCGACACATACTCGAAGACGAGCGCCGATGGCGTATCGTTGGAACTTGGCGGGGGCCATATGCGGTAGCGCGCTGACTGATTTCCGATCTGTCGCCAGCGTCGGCGCGGGCCGGTTGCGAAGATGCCGCTTTGGAGGGCTTGAGACTGCTGCGGACTGATGGGGCCGATCAACTGCCAGTGATTGGTTCGATCCCACCACGTGTCAGTGATGTAGTGATCAAAATCGGCCGGCAAGTCGAATGTGTCTCGTACGAAGCTGAGAGCGGCGCCTGTCTTGGTCGCGATTGCTTCCATGGACAGGCGCACACTGGTCGCGTCGATCACTTCAATGACGCGCTGCGCTTGCGGCATACCCTCGCCGGAAACGGCGAAAGCGTTGGCGACGATCCCGGCCGTCGAAGAAAGACCGGAGACGACGGCCGAGCCGGTCGAGACGTTTCCGACTAGAACAGACGGCCCGCCAATGTTGATGACGAACTCGAATTGCAAATCTGTCCAGTCATGCGACTGGTAGAGATCGTTCGCGTCACGATTGACCAGAGCGAATAGCTGCTTGACCTGAGGATCATCCGATGTCGCTACGGCGGCCGGGGGCGGAAGCCCCAGCTCATTGGCCGCCTGAACGACAATCTGGAGCAGATTCATCGCCATCATCAGGCCGACAGGTAGGAAACCCAATGCGTCGCGGACACCCTGATGAAGCGTCGCGAAAGGTTCTGCGCGACGCTGACGCTCGCATTTGCGCCCGCCGCGTTGATGTCATGCCCCGATGGCGGGAACACCAGAGCAGCCGTCGATGTGCTGTTAAAAACGATATACTCCTGCCACAGCGGCGCATCGCTCGGGAGAACGAGAGCAGTCTGGCCGCTGGCGGTCGTTGCTGTGACGCCGGTCGAGTCCGTACCGATAGCGCCAGCGCCGGACTGCGTGGTTCCGACGCCGGCAACGGTCGCAACCTGGTATCCGAGGGCGACAGCCTGCCGCGCCGGCAGGCCAAGTCCCATGAGTTCATTGGCCTGCATATGCAGCCTCCGTCTTCGGCGGCCGGCCGCGACGACGCGGGGCCGCAGGTTCGTCTTCGCCGTCGTCGGCGAGGGCCTGCGAAAGCTGTTCGACCTTCGCCATCAGTTCCGCGATCTTCTCGTCCCGTCGCTGGAGTTCTTTCTGCATCTCATGCAGCGGCGCGCCTTTGGCGGCGGTATCCAGAAATTTGCGGGCCATGTCGCACCAAGCGTTGGCGCCCATGCCCACGTTCTGCTTTTGCGTGTCGTTTAACGTCGCAAGTTGTTCGACCGTCGCGATCTTGAAGTATCGCAGGTTCTCGACAATTTCTGGGTTGACCGGAAAGAGCAGAGACAGGGGCGAACCGTCCGGCGTCTGCTCTTGGTTAGCCTTGTAGAGCATCCATTGCCGGGGAAACCGTTGAGGATCGTCCAGTCCGACAGGGCGGTCGATTACATCACGTTCGCCGGGCTGCTGGATGCGCACATAGTCGGCCCCTTCATGCACGGGGCGGCCTTCAGTCTTCGATTTGATCGGATTGACCACCGAGCGTCGATAGAACTGCACGAAGAGCTTTTCGTCGCTGCCGAACGCGACCAGACCGCCGTTCGGATCGAAATTCTGCTGAAAGGACGGAATGTCCATGAGTGCTCCTGATAAATGGGGAGGGGACAATCCCCTCCCCTTCACGCTTAGGTTGTTGCGCCGACTGTCGGATAGTTCAGGACGCCCGGCGCGAGATTCGACGCGGCAGTTGCCGTCGTCACCAGACCGGTGATGGCCTCATCTCCCGCAGCCGGCGAGGCGTCGAGACGGCCCGTCGTGCCCATGCTGTAAAGCTGCTGGTTGGCCGTGACGCCCGTCGTCACGCTGATCGCTGGGCAAATGCCGGCGCGTTGCAGCCAGAAAAACGCGGCCGACACGGTGCCCGCGGCGGCCGAGACAGCAGCCGGAACGACGCCGACCAAAAGGCCGAACATCCCGACATCCGCAGCATTGACGCCAGTGGCGGCCCACCCGGTCGAAAGTCTGCATACGTCGCCGACCGCCTGCGCGGAGGTCGAGCTGACGTAGACATATTCCGTCCCATCGCTGCCCTTCATGACCGTTCCGACCGCGAACGGCGGTCGGGGGTACTCGGGGGTCGCGCTGTTGAGATAGAAGACCGCCGAGAAATCGACGCCTTCGGAGTTGGTCGTATTGAATGGCATGTGATGATCTCCTTTCGCGTCGGATCAGGTCGTCAGAGCGCCTTGGAGGAAGGCGTTGCTCATGGTCATATTGCCGGCCCAGCCCATGAGCTTGACCATCGCATCCTGGTTGACGCTGAAGCGGTCAGGATCGAGCGGGACCATGTTGCGGTCGCGGTGCGGACGGAAGAAGATGTATTCCGTGTTGAGGAAGTACATGTTCACTCCGGTCGGAACGCCGCCGAGCGCAAAAGAGCTGTTGGAGCCGAAGTTCGACCCGTCTCCCGTGACACCCTGCCAGCCGCCGTCAAGAACGACATCGGAGTCCATGAACGTGAGCGTGCGGAAGCCAGCCTTGGCGACATCCGAATTCTCATTCGTGATGCGCTGGATTGCGTGCAACGACTCGTTGTAGGCCCGCCATGCCGAGTCCCTTGCGATGATGAGATCGGGGCGATCGGTGCCGCGAACCATCCTCGTGTAGAGATTAAGCATCTGCGAGTAGGCATTCGCAGCCGAAAAGGCGGCGCCGCCGTCCGTGCTGGACGAGAACACCTGGTTGCGCCAGAAATTCCACGTTCCGCGATCGATGCCGCCCACCGTTCCCGAGCCAGGAGACCCGGCGACGAGGAATTGCAAGCCGCCGATCTGGGCAGTCTGCGAGCCGTCCGAATAGATATCGTACGCGATACCGTTCCGGAACGTGCGCTCCGCGTTGGTGATGCGGGATTCAAGAAGGTCGAGAACCGCCTCGCGGCCCGAGTTCTGGAGCATTTCCAGACCCGACATAGAGACCGCGACGGCCGCCTGACGGATCGGGAATTCAGCCGCCGTGATGACATCGGAAGGCTGGATGTTCAGAACCTCATAGCCGGAATACCGCTTGTACGTGGTGTTGTTGGCGTACTCGATTTCCTGAACGATGGTGCGGCCACCGCCGAAGGGCTTGACCTTGCCGCGCGTATTGAGGCGCGTCAGAACCGCGTTATTGCGGGTAACGTTGTCCGCGAGCCGCTTCGAGCGGTTGCGGAGCGTCGTGGTGACGATTTCCGAAAGATTGGGAGAAGGCATAAGCCGGTTTCCATTTCATAGGTCACCGGGCGTCGAACGCGGCTTCCAGCTCTTCTCTCAGCGTTCCCTTGGCTTCGGGCATGCGATGCGTGACGGGAGAACCGCGCACGGAAGAGCCTGCAAGACGGGCTTTTGACGCCTCGTCCGCAGCGGTCTTTCGGCGCTTTTCTTCGTCAGCCCTCGATTGCTCCGCCAGAATGGCCGAGCGAACCTCGGGGTTTGCATAGACGGCGCGATCATATGCTTCCTGCAACAGCTTATCGTGCGCCCAAAACGGATTGGCGCTCTTCAGATGAGGAAGCATCGCCATCATTTCCGTCTGGACCGCCTCGAAATGCGGATGCGAGGAAGCAAACGTCGTTACCGTCTGCTCGATCGTTTGCTCTTCGCGGATTTGCTGGTTTCTCACCCATTGGGCGAGACCATCAACGCGCGGGTCGAGCATAGGGGCTGGAGAGGAACGGGAGCCGGGCTCTGGCCCGGTCATGGTTCCAAGGTCGACGCCAAACTGTTGAGCTAGCTGCCTGATCCCAGCGACCGGATCGCGGTTGAGCATGTGATGCGCTGCCAAGAGGGCGTTGAGCGCCTGTTCTGACTGCATCCCAAGCCGCCGCGCTTCCGAGTCGAGAGGCGAAAGCATCTGCTCGAAGCGTCGGGTTTGTTCGGAATACTGACGAAAGCCGTTGCTGACCTCTGTCTCTCGTTTGACAATCGCGGCTTTGAGCGCCGGAGAGAGATTCGACCATTCGGCCTTTGCATCAGCCGCCCAACTGACCGGAGGGGCTTCAGAGGCGTTTGATGGCTTCTGATCGCTTGCCTTGGCCGCGTTGTCCGCAGCGGGTGTTACAGTTTCCGCCGGTTTGGCGGGCTGTTCCTTGCCCGGCGCAGCCTGTTCAGGCGCGGCATCGGACTTCTGAGCGAAGCGACCGTTCTCGTCGCGGTGACGGTCGGCCGGTTGCCCTTCAACAGGGGCCGCAGCCACCCGTTCCTGTGATTTTCCTTCCGCTTCGGTGAAGGACGCTTCCAAAGAAGCGCGAAGATCGTCTTCCTCAACCGGGGTTTCCGGCTGGGTCTCCATGTTCTGATCCATGGGGTTCCTTCTATCGACCTATCGACGAGACAACTGATCGTATGCGCGTGCTACATCGCGACCGACGGGACCTGAATCGTCATAGCGACGGTCGCGGATCGTCTCGTTGCCGACCTCTGTGCATCCGTGCATGCGTGTGACGGCGCGAAACGCCGCTTTGCTATCGTAGAGCTTATTATTCAGCGGGTGGCGCATGGCCGTCATCGTGTCTCCGATGACGTGATGCGTCTCCACGCGCTCGGACCTGACAAGCGCCTTGTCGATCATGCCAAACTTGTCCACGTCTGGATGGTCTAGCGGGATTCCGTAGCGTGCTGCATGAACGAAGGTTCGCCGACTCACTTCGCCGCCTTCCTCGGTTTAGCCTTCGCCTGCTTGGCTTTCTCGCTCATGATCTCCAAGGCGTTGTTGTGCTGCTCTTGATTTTGTTCTGATGCTCGCTCGTCAGCTTCGGCGCTCAATTTGGCCTGACGCTCCATGCCATCCGCCTCAATTGCAGCCTTGCGCTCAGTGTTTTCCATGTCGATGGCGGCAACCTGCGTTTTGGCTTGCGCTTCGATCTGCATCATCTGATGCTTCATCGCCAGTTCCTGCCGCTTGATCTCAAGTTCTTCTCTTTTGATATCAAGCTCAGCGCGCATTCTCTCAATATCCATGGCGTTCTTTTGCTTCGCCATGAATAAATCCTGCTGACCCTTCTGCTGGTCTATCTGCGCCTGCTGTTGTAGACGCTGGGTCTCAAACTGCTGCTTTTGTATCTCGGCCTGTGCCTTGATTTCCTCCGGAGATGGCTTTTGCTGCGGATTGGCCGCAGCCTTCTCCATGTCGTCAATCGCCTGTTCGAACGCGCTTTCCAGATCGCGCCCGAGTTCGAAGCGGCGAAGGCCAAACAGAATGAGTTTTCCAACAACCGGCACGAGCTTTGGCTGTTGATTGCCAAGCTCAAGCGCCTGAGGCAGAAAATTCGCAAGCGCCCCGAACAGTTCGACAACGGCTTGTTTGCCAGCCTCTTGGTCCGGCTCAATGATCGACTTCGCCTCGATGTCGATCCTGAAACCGCGCAGCTTGTCATCCCGAAGCAGCTTGATCGCTTCGATGAACGCCTGCTTCGCCTCCTGCATCGGGTCGGGGGCCGGAGCCGTACCGGGAACCTGCGGCTGCGGAGAGGGTAGACCGCCGCCAGTCGCCGACGCCCCGAACTGCTCCTGCGCGTAATGTTCATAGCCGCTGATGAGATAGAGCGTCATCGGCGAGTAATGCTCGGCGATGATCTCCCCCATGATGCGCAGGCAATCGCCGACGTAGCGACCGACCTCGCCCTGCATGTCGTTCAGGCGAAGCGATGCAAACTGACCTTTGATCCTTTGCTCAGTTGCGGTTTTTGCGCTGCCCTGCGCCGATTGCCCCCGGACGATGTCACTCAGGCCGGTGACTTCGAACATGACCTGCTTGACGCGATCTCGCGCGTCGTAAAGCTGCATCAGGACATTGGCGATGTCCTTGATCGGCAGCATCGATATGCCGCCTTCCAGACCGCCTTTCTGCGCGAATGCGGCCCAGTCCTCGACGGCGACGAGCTGGTTATCCATGCCCTCATCGAGGATGCGAGCAAGAGCCGGAACGGATGCGTCATAACAACCGGCGGCCTTGATGGATTTCGTCAGCGACTCGATTCGAGCTGTGAGATCATCCAGTTCGCGCGCCTGATCCTGATACTCGACATAATCCGGGACAGGGACGAGACTGTCATTCGTCAGCGTCGCGCTCAGGGGCTTGGGCGTGGGCCAAAAACCCTCTAGCTTGAGGGGATCAGGCTTTACGTCCAGGGGCGCATCTGGATAGCCATCAGCAATCCAGATGACTTCGCGAGCTGGCTTGTGCCAGATTTCCCAGACCTTCGCCTTGCGCTGCTTTTCGGCGCTGCTGTCATCGGCCTGCGAACTTGATTTGTCCCCGCTCGGATGCCAGTCGAGCGTGACGGCGGCGCCAACTTTTTTGCCGAACCGCTCTACAAGCTCATTGCGGTCCATATAGACGCGGCGAGCGATCCACGGGCATTCTTCCCAGGTCCGCACGCCCGCCGTCATAAAGTCGCGCCAGTCTACATAATCGAGGCAGACCGACTCGCTGATTTTTTCCTCTTGGGGGGATGATCCATCCTCTCCCTCTGCGGGCTCTTCCTCATCCGCCATGCCGGCGGCATCGGCAGCGTCGTCCTTCCCCTCTGACGTCTTCGAGGGCATGGCCCGAAATGTCGGCTCATACCGCACCCATGCGACACCACGGCCCGGCAGGAGGCGATCGAAAACAATGCGCCGGATTGTCCCCGAGAAATATCCAGCGTCTATTTCATAGGTCAGCGCGCGTTCGAGGATCGTAGACGCCAAACGGCCTATTTTGTCTCGATCGAGGTATCGACGCTCAACAACCGCCTTTGGCGGCTTGGCGTACAACGCCGGGAGTAGCGTCTGCACGTTCGACCAGAGGATGTTAAATTTCGCGCCTTCCGTCGTGGTCGAACTGTTCGATTCTCCGCCCGAGCCCCTGTCGTCGCGATACCGTTTGACAATCTTCTCGCCGCGATTCAGCCAGTCCGTGTAGCCTCTAGCCTTGGAGGCGAGGTCGATCTCTCCCTTCCAGCGCAGATAAATGTCCTGAGGCGCTTCGGCGGCCTCGATAGACATAGCGGCCAAGATCAGGCCCCGTCGCCCGGCGTGAAGTACACTGTCGCCGTGCTGGAGCCCGTGATAGCCGCAACGTGCGTCACAGACTCGGCCCGCGTGATGCCAGCAACCTGTCCGGGGCCGATTGGCATACTCGCTGATGCGGACGCCGTGACGCCAGAATCGCCGAACTCGACAAACGCGATGTTGGTTGCATCCGCGTTATAGATGCGGATTACCTTTCCGGCCGATCCCAGCCGCTCCGCTGCGCTGCTTGTCGTCGCGGCAATGCTTACGGTCCCCGCCGTGTTCGGCGAGAACAGATTGTATCCAGACATCTTGCTGTATCCCTAGATGCGCGCTCGCCGGCGCGGTTGCATCGTCCAAAGATCGTTGAGCGTGACCTGATTTCCGTCGCTGACTGACAGAATGCGATCTTGTGGCCTTACAGGCTCTGGCCTGATCTCCCGGTAGGCCATCACCAGATATCTGAAAGCGTCTGCGCTATGAGAGGCCCAATCGTGCTTGGGCTCGTTCTTGAAGGTCTTTAGCTTCTCGTCGTAATCCGCCTTGTATTGCCGCAGCGCTTCGATCCCATCGGCGCAGTTGCCATTGTCGAACCATATCTTCGGGAAGAGCAGGCGCGCCGCATTGATGCCGTCATCGACCTTGTGGTCCGGTACAAGCCTCGGCTTGCGCTTGAGCGCGATCAGCGTCTCCACCCGCGTGCGGCCCGTTCCAAGCTCCGGAACCTTCGCGTCATGGGGCACAAAATCATGCCCCCATGTCTTGATCGGCATGGACTGTAGCCGCGCTACAATCTCCGGAATAAAATCCGAATGGGCGCCCTCGATATGGCCTATCACCCTGATCTGGTCATGGACGTGCTGCCATATCCAGACAGCCATATTTGCGCCCTTGCCCAAATCCCATGCTGTGTGCGCCGGCAAATCCGGTTCGTATGGAACCGCGCCAATGCGGCCCTCCCGCTCGGCCTCAGCTATCTGACGCCCATAGTATGACCCGAGGATTGCAGCGTCGAAGCTGTTTTCAAATTCCTGCTGGTACTGCTCTTCCGTCATTCCTCCGCGAGCATCAGATAACTCAGACTCGGGGAGGATGCATGTTATGCTGGCCTTGAGATTTGCGTGGAACCATGTGTCGGGAGAGACAATGGCGTTGGAATAGATGCCAAAAAACTCATTGCGCCCCTTCGGGGTGCCGATGAACGTGGCCCAGCCCATGCGGTCAGCCAACATCGGCCGGATGACCTCGCCCCACACCGAGGGCCTCATATCGGCGTACTCATCGAGCACGACGCCGTCGAGATATGCCCCCCTCAATCTGTCCGGGTTATCTGCGCCATGTATCCTGATGCGAGCGCCATTCAGCAGCTCGACCCACAGCTCAGACTCGTTCTTGTCCTGTCGCGCAGGCTCCGAATATCGCTTGAGATATTCCCACGCGATTTCCTTGGCTTGAGCCAAGAAGGGAGCGACATAGGCGTACCTGCCATGCTCTTTGTCGAGGCCCAGCGCCTTGGCAATGATGTCGTTTATGCAAGCGACCGTCTTACCGCATCGCCGGTGAGCGACGATCGCCGCCCAACGCTGTCTCCTGAGATGATAGGGCAGAAACACATGACGAGGCCCATAAGGCAGCTCTACTGTGCGGCGCGCCACGTGAATGTGACGGAGGCATCGACATCGGCTTTCAGCTTCGCATCGACGGAGGCGAGTCTGGGATGGAGATAAGGAGCCGCCTTTTCCGCAGCCGCAAACCGCGCTTCCTGTGACTGCGATTCATCCCTCAGCACAGAGAGCATATAATCGAGCGGCATGAGGCCAGACGCCTCCGCCTTGGCTACAGCCTCCGCCGTGCGTCGATTGGGCGTGCCGGGCTTCCTGCCGCCCCTACGCTCGCCCTTACGAGAACCAGACATATCCGTGGCTACTTCTCACTACTTTTGCGGTTTCGTTGGGAAAGTAGCCACTCACGCCCAATAGTCCTCAGATGCAGGCTGGTCGGTCATGCGCTCTTGCCCACTCCTAAAGCTTCGGTCGATATATAGCCGCTCGTTGTTGCGAGATAGGAGCGGGCCTTAGCCCGAGCTTGCTCATAGGCGGCTGCATTGGAGATCGGAGGCGCGTGCTTTCGCAAAGCCTCAACGAAAAGCTGAGCTGCGTTCGTCCCCTTGCCGCCGGTGATCATGAAAACGTCGCCGCCTATCAGCACTCCGTTTCCAGAGGGGGTGGTGACCAGTTTTGCAAAGCGGGCGTCCTCAACAAAATTGGTGATGGTGACATCTTCCATGGTGTCCATCCTGTTACGGCGGCCCTGTCGGCCGTCTGACGGAGATGTATCGCCGCTTCGGCGTAGGTGAGTGATCCGCAGGGCCGGGCTTGATACCGGCTGTAACCTCAGGGCAACCCCTTCAGCCCTTGCAGCATTCGTCAGGAATCTGGCTTTCCGCCTCTCGACGGCGCTTCACACGGCGCTGTGCCTACCTGACCGTGTACCCTTGGGAGACGGGGCACCCCGCCTGCTGCATTGGCCTCTCAGCGTGTCCTTCCACGCCGCCTGCGGAACTGTATCGGTGCGGGCCGAGCTTCCGCGCTTCTTCGCTGACGGCACCCACGATGTCGCGCCGGGTCGCGTCCGCCGCACCGATTATGTTGGATCGGGTAGCACAGTGCCGGGTCAGGCTTTCCATCCAACGCCCGGCGGGTGCAAGTCCCGCTACCTCCACCTCTCCTCTCCATGGTCAAGGGAGAGTCGGAAGGCTCCGTAAAGGAGCCGGGACTGGGCCGCTTTCGCTTTGACCCGAGGGCGGCCATCTTTCCCTGGATGGAACTAAATGCGCCCGACAATCTCTCGCTCAGGCGCAAATCGTCATCATATATTTCAGGAGCAGAGGCTATTTCGTCGTCAACCCCTCGTCAAGCCTATTCGCGGAGCTATCCCCATGGCTAGCGGAACTCCACGGCCTCAGAAGCGTCTGCCAATGCGCTTGGGCTTCCAGTTCCTGACGAACCGTCCGGGGCCAGATCGAATTGATCACGCCCTCAACATATGGCCTGTCGTCTTTAGGAGTACTGTCCCCAATCAGTATTCCAGCCTCCAAGGCCAGCCACTCCAAGCGCTCAGCCGCTTCTGGAGCGCGAACGTCTAGCCATTCTCCCAATAGCCATCTGGTTTCCTTCCTAAACTGTCCAATGATTTTCTGTTCAAGAAACAGCGCTGCGCTTTTGTCGGTTGTCCAATAGCACTTTGCTACACTGAGGCGCTTCCAGTTGGCGGTCTGCAACTGTCTGAGCCGTCGCAAGACCCAGTTTGATATGCCGATCTTGATCGGCCATCCCCCGTCCGGAGCAATTATGTAGAGACAGTATTCTGGACGCTTTATCGCCGCCCAATCGACCAACCAAAACCCATTTTCCACAGTCGGAATTTCTCTCGCCTGACGGAGCCATTCCCATGAGGCCGCATTCTTCCTACTCGCCGCGCGGCCAAGCTTATGCATTCGTCAGCCCCCAATGCTGGGCGAGATTATTCAGCGCCGAGCGAAGCGCACCCAGTTCGAAATAGTTGATGGGCTCTTTGTCCATAACCGCGACCCGGAAGAGCATGTAACGTCCCGCGTCCCCAGCTTCGCCAGACCTGGCGGCGAATTCCATTTTTGCGTGTCTCTCTTTCAAAGAAAAAATATCGCTAGGATCGGCTTCATGCGCCCCATGGGCTGGGGCACAAGAATCGTCTGGCTGCTGAACAACTTCAAGTCTCAGCGTCGCGAACTGCGGCGTTTTTCCCAAGACTATTCTCATGTATCGCTTCGCTATCTTCTCGTACTCATTAAGCGCCGCGAGTTGGCGTGCGCTTATCGCTCCGCTCAGATAGAGCCGCCCCCCTGCGTAACCAGCGCGACTATCAGCGCGGCGTTCTCCCTCCAGAAAGCGCCTGTGTGGCGCACTTTTGGCGACGGCCATAATCTGCTCCGCAGTCTCACCGCGCTGGTGATGGACGATTTCCCCCCCCGGATAGCGGTCGACGCCTTGCTTGAGCTTCCTGCCGCTGCGCTTGGCGCGCTTCTTTTCCGCCATACTGGTCATCACGCCGCCTCCCCTTGCCCTCGGGAGAGACGGCCGAATACGTCTCGGTGCGCCCTGTCCTTCATGGCCTTTCGAAGCGCGCTCAGCGATGCTGTCAGGTCCGCGTTGCCTTCGATGTAGCACTTGGCATCTGCCACTTGCGACCGGTCCTCGAGCCGCACTCGCTCTCGAGGATGAGGCAGCCTCTCGTGCTCCTCTGCAAACTCGATTAACCCCACCAACCAACCGTTGGCGTCCGCCGCTCGAGCCATTTGAGCATCCGAGCGCACCCTGCGAATGGCCGCAAGACGCGCGTTCCAAATCTCGGTCTCTTTGCTCGATACGCGCTTGGGTTGCTGCCCCGGCTCGAGAACGACACGGACTTTCCAGCATGCCTGCACGCATTCGGAGATCGTTGGGAATGACCTCCGATCCCGCCGCAGTTCCTTCATCGCTTCCTCGAGCGCGATCGGCGTGAACTGCGCAAGATCGTCTATCAACGCCGCGTAGATCGCCTCCGGATCGGCCCCAGCGCGCTTTGGCTCGCCTAAAACCGCCTCGAGGGGCTTAATGAACTTCTCGTGTATCTGATCGGCTGTCGCCATTTTTGCGAGCTTTCAGTGTTCGGGCAAAACGATCGGACGCGGTTTCCTGTTTGGCGGCCGGCGGCGGCCCCGCTCGAGCGTCGGCGGCTTTTCCGACGAGCGTGTTAGCGACGTAGAGCCATGTCCCCGCCCGCTTCCCCGCTCGAGACAATTCGCGGATTCCGGGCAAAATATGCCCCTCGAGGGACCATCCCTGGTCAACGAGACGGACGATAGGCGCGATATCCGAACTGGCGGCGCACGGCATTTCACCCGCCGCGCTCGAGATGGCGTCCTGGATTTCGTCGTAGCGGCTTGGCTCGCGCGCGCGCGGGTTAGGCTCTACCTCTTCCTCTAGAGATTCTATATCTTCAGATACAGATACACACACAGAGGGAGACGCTGCGTGCTGTTGCTGCAACGTTGCATCATCGTTCCTTCTTGATGCGCGGTAACGTCGAGACCGTTCCGTGCTGCTATCGCTCTCAAACTGACGCTTTGTCCAAGCGCAGACGACATTGCCGCTGATGAGGCCGATGTCATTGAGCAGGCTGAATATCCTCTCCATCATTTCGAGAGGCTCTGCCAGAATCGCGGCGACGCGACGGGCGGTCGTCTGAAACTCGCCCTTCCCCTGCGTCGTGGCGCAACTCTCGAGTATGGCGTGCCATGTCGCTATCACGACCGACCTCGAGCAGCCCGCGACCAGCGCGGCCTCAGCGAGCTTGTCGTCTGTCACGGTCCCGGCATAGGCGCGATACCAGCGGCTCATAAGCTAGCGCACTTTCGTGTATTGCAAGGCTGGCACATGGGCTGAATATTTTGGATGCAGTCGCAGCCGCCCCGAGAAATCGGGATGATGTGATCCTTGGTCAGCTCAACGTCGTCAACGCCGCACGCAACGCAACGACCGACGCGGTGTTTTAATTCCAGCCATTCGGCTTTGGTGTGGGTGCCTTTTTCTCTTGCGCGGCGCATGCGATGCGCCCGCCATTCACCGGCCGTTGGCCTGTTGGGGTATATGCGCCCGTCGTAGCCATACATCTGAGTAGGGCCGTCGATGCGGCCGTCAGGACGTAGCGGGAAGCCACGTTCGTCCTCGGCATAAAAGAAAGGCATCCAGGGTCGGCTCATGCCGCCTCCCTCATATAAAACTCAGGCGCGGCGTTGCCGGGACGGTCGAACAGATACCAGCAGCAATTGTCCTTTCCGGTGAATTTGCTGCCGGGAATCCATTTCACGCGCCCGACAGAGACGATTCGTCTCAACCGTGACCGAAACGGAGATGCCTGTCGGGTGTGTTTCCAATCCGCATCAAACAGCAGCCACGTCGGACGCTGATCCGATAAATGGACAATGAGGGGATGAAGCACCGAACGATCCCAAGGGGGATTCGTGATGAAGCAGGCGGCATCGTGCATTCGCCTCGCCAGCGCATCAGCCCTGAGAATGTCTGCCCGCTTGGGCTCTATATCCCACGCATCGACGCAGATATGGCCGGCCGCCGTGAGGTGATCCAGCAGCGCACCATCGCCCGCGCAGGGTTCGCAAAACCGCGTTTCAGGCTCCAGGTGCATCAACAGGGGGCGAACCGCCTCCAGCGGAGTCGGATAAAAATCCCGCTCTCGTCGCTCGAATTGAGGCGCGCGCTTGCTCACCCTCTACTCTCCTGTTGAGTGGCGGAGTGGATCACGGCAGCTTCGCGTTGATGGCGTTGATGCAGGCGAGGATTTCTCTGGCCTGAGAGCTAATGGACATGCCGGCGTTGCCGAGTAGATCGAACAATGGAGGCTCCCCACTCGGTTCGACCTTGGTTGCCGCGCCTGCTTGCGGATAGCCGATCAATCTGCCCATGAGGTTTTGGGCGGCCCCCAATGCGGTCCGAACGTCCTCCGCAGCCATATGGATGCTGTTGAGAGGAGATGACGTCACAGGCGCTGCGGCGGTCTGCGAATGGAGCATTCCGACCCCAGAAATTTCGTTCATTTGCTGAAACATGGCCTATTCTCCTTGCTTGACTGATGACGACGGGCGGCACGCGCCCCATGCTTCCAGAACGGTGATCGGCTCGTCTCGGCCATAGGTCACCGAAAACGGGATGCCGCGCGAGATGCACAGGTCTCGGAAAGCGTTCTGGTGCTTCGACAACTCGCCGCCCTTGCGCTTGAGTTCGAGGAATCCAACGGGCAAGCCCGGCGCGATAATGATGAGATCAGGAAGCCCCTTCGTGAGCCCTGCCTGTCCGCTGGCGCGCATGTTTGGGATCGTGGCGACCATCGAGCCCGGAACGCCGCACGCCTTCCAGTGCGCCATGACGGCGGAATGGATGTATTTTTCAGAGATTGGCCGGAGGGACTTGCTCATGCCAGCATTCCCACTGGAATGCTCTCGGCCATGCGTTCCTTTTTAGTGCCGACGCCCTTGATGCGCTCAAGGCAATCCTTACACCATGATTCGCCCGGAACGCTTTTCTCCCCACAATAAAACGACCGATGGGCGTCGGGCTTTTCGTCTTCAGCCCAAAGTGGCTTGCGACACGATTTGTCTGTCAGGTCCATGAACGTCACCGGCATGATTGCCTCTTGATCGGCTTGACCTTGTATTGCGCCAGAATGCGAATAGCCTCGCGCCACTCTGTGTTTCTGTTAATCGGCGCGCCGATTCGGGCGATGATCTCTCCGACTGAACGGGCGGCGTGCATAACCGTTGTGTGATCCTTCCCGCCGAGCTTTTGCCCGATGACGGGGAGGCTCAGCGGCGTGTACGTTCGGAGCGCCCACATACAACACATGCGCGCCCAAACGACGGGCGCGTGCTTGCGAATGGAAATGAGGTCAGCTTTGCTGATATCGAAAGCGACAAGCGCCTCTTCGACTATCAACCTCCACTCGGCCCGGCTAACTAGCGCGGAAGCGTCGCCGCCAAACTCGTCCGCCAGCCTGTGCGCCCATGCGAAGGACTCCGCAGGAATGATCGGAGGCGAAGGCGTTGGCTCCGGATCAGGTACGATGACCGGATAGATCAACTGTCGCGGAACGACCGGGACGCGCTTGGACAGGCCGAGGCGGTCGCGTCGTTCTGCAAAGGATTGGACGCTCATGCTGGCACGCTCGCTTCGGCAAATTGGATGCCGGCCAGAATGGATGCGGGCCAACCAGGCGGTCGAAGCCATATGAAAAGCGCCGGGCCGTAACACCCCAACATAGGGGCGCCGCTCTTGTAGATGCTCGTCAAGAAAATTTGCTGATATTCGACGCCCGGAGATTTCATCTAACGCGCCTCCACGTCAGAAACGCCCAGCCGCATTTGGCTAACCAGGTGCCGAATGTGATCAATTTGTTGCCGATGAAAGTCCGCATCGCGTGCCTCCAGGCCATCCGCGATCGTTGCGAGACGATCGGCCTGCATTTTGATTGCTGCGTTCAGGTCTCGCGCCGCGACCGCATGACGAATTGCACGCGCAATGGAATCGCGCGGGTCTCTCGCCTCGCCGTAGTAGAGCGCCTTGGCTGCGCGGAAGGTGATCCCGGCACGACGCGCCGCGCGCGCAATCATGCTCTCGCGGGTATCTCCCCATGAGCGAGACCCCGCGATAACTTCCAAACTCGTTCGCCAATCAACATCAGACATAGCGCCACTTTCCGATTTCGCGGACGATTTTTCCGAACGGACGGATTCCATTTGATGCCCTCTGTCTCTCGACAGGAGGCATTTTCATGGAAACAATTGGCGATGCGGCCGCTCGACTCTTGGCGGGGCTGAACAGACGCAAAGTTTTACGAATGAAAGAGGAAGCGGACGCGGTCCTAGGGGGAGGAGATGCAGGACCGCGCCCGCTATCACGCGCAGAAAAGCGACAGACGCGCGTGAAACTGAAAGCAGATAATGACAACACGCCCGTCATGAGGGTTGCCCCTCAGCGGGCCAGACAGAGAGAATAATCTCAACTAGTCTTATCACGTCAATCGGTCCGAGGTGGACGCGCGAAACCGCATCCATAAATTGCCCGTGGAAGTCGTCGTCATCTCCGGTCAGTTTTTCCGCCACGGCTAGCGCCAGTTTCACGGCGTCGGTCGGAATCTCTGTTGAGGTCGCGGCCATCAGGCGACCGCCTGATTGTCTGAGCAAGAATACCTCAGGGCACCACTTATTGGCGATTAGACGGAGATTTTTCGCAGAGACCGGCTTTCCTTCTAACGCGCTAACGCGTGCAGCAATCTCCCCCCACGTGTCCCCATCGCGGCGACCTGCCCGAATATATGCGAGCCGAGCTTGACGCTTTTCTTCAGAAAACCATCTCCCTGTTTCTCGGCCCACGCCCTCGGCCCGCATTGCCCTCATAACGCGATGAGCGAGCGATTTGTCGCCGTCAGCCGCCTTGAGATACGACTCACCAGCGCGGGCTCTTGCCAATGCAGGCTCCAGTTCCGAAATCCGCTTCGCGCGGTTTCGTTTCGCATACTCGCCGGGACGAACGCGCCGCTCGCGTATATAAATTTGACGTTCCGATATTCCGAAATGCGCAGCGATATCACCGCCTGGAATGCCGCGATCAATCATCGCGATGATTTCCGCGTCCCGACGACGGATCGTCGCGTGGCACAGCCTCGACTCCACCCGCATCCGACTGGCGACTTGGCGCACCCGCTCACGTGTCACGCCAAACTTTCGTGCAGCGTCCGCAAGCGTCGCTCCATCTCGAAGCATGGACATCGCTTCTGCCTGCCAGCTAGGAGGCTGATTCTTGTATCCCATTCCGCCGAGCGCGATGGCCACAGACGAATAAGACTTTCCGACCGCACTTGCGATCTGCGCATAGGTTTTTCCTTCGTCGCGCAATCGCTCTGCTTCAGGGAGCCATGCTTGCCGGCGCGCCCGGCGGCCGTCGATGGAAGTAAAATTCAGGAACTGGCCCGTGGAGCGGCCCGAGACAGACATGCTCATGCCGCTTGCCCTTCTGAGGGGGTGGGAGCGAGGTCGGGGCGAAGGTCTGCGAGCGTCACCTCGCCGCTGGTCGCGCGGCTGATCCGCAACGCCATCTCCCCGCTAATGCGGTCCGCCTCGTTCAGGAGATATGAGATTTGCTGCTGCGAGCAGCCGACGGCTTCGGCCAGCTCCCGCTGAGACCCCTTAATGAGGACCGCTCGCGCCACATGGTCTTTGAAATTGTCCATAGACAAGGAAACTAGTGGAACGCGGCGCGTCCGTCAACTAGGAAACTTGTGTATACTCTTACAAGCCCGCTTGTAAGATGCCCGCGATGTCGATCGCAAAAAATCTCAGACGCTTACGGAAGCAGGCGAAGTTGACTCAGCCGGCCCTTGCAAAAGCGACCGGCGTCAGTCAGCAGCTCATCTCTCAGCTTGAGACGGGGAAAAACTTCAGCACAACGGAGTTGCCCGCCCTCGCGAGGGCGCTAGGGGTTAGGATTTCCGACATTGACGAGGATTATGCCGAAACGGCTGGGGCCGACCCTGGCCTGCCTAGGGTTGTCAATCTGGTCGGCTACGTTGCTGCCGGCGCGCAGGCGCATTTCGGCGACGGCCAAGGACCGTTCGACGAGGTGGACGCGCCGGACGGAGCCACAGATAAGACGGTCGCCGTCGAGATTCGGGGCGAATCGCTCGGCGCGCTCTTCGACCAATGGCTAGTGTTTTACGACGATGTTCACGATCCGCCGCGCCGGGAACTGATCGGAAAACTGTGCGTGGTCGGTCTGTCGGACGGGCGAATTTTGGTCAAAAAGCTGATCAAGGGACAGCTCCCAAAAACCTTCACCTTGCTGAGCAACGTCGAGCCGCCAATTCACGACGTTTATGTGGATTGGGCGGCGCGGGTTAAAACCATGAGGCCGCGATAAACGGCCGGGTACGGCGGACTATACTGGATATGTGATTGAGCCCGGACCGCGCATGCTTGCGCTCCAATGTGTGCTGGCATATGCTAGCACAGACTTGGATGCAAGCATGAGGCGGAAATGACTGAGAAGGACCCCAAGAAAGTCGCTGCGGGAAAGGCGCGCATGAATGCGCTCACCTCAGAACAGCGACGGGATAACGCCCGGTTCGCGGCAGAGGCGCGCTGGTCTGCCGACCTGCCGATGGCGGACTTTGAAGGTACGTTCAACATCGGTCCGGCCGAACTGTCGGCCGCCGTCCTCCGGAACGAAACGCGCATCATCACACAGGCGACGTTTTTGCGTGCGCTAGGGCGCTCCCGTTCGCCGAAGGCTGGAACGGGTGTTCTTTCAACTGTCGACGAACTTCCCTTTTTCTTGCAAGCGGACGCACTAAAACCCTTTATTACCAACGACTTGATAGAGTCGACGAAACCCATCTTCTACCGGACCCGGAAGGGAGGGAAAGGCGTCGGATACGACGCCGTTTCTCTCAAGAAGGTCGCCGAAACATACCTCCAGTTCAGGGACGCCAGCCTGCGCACTTCGGGCAAGGTTCCGATGCGGTATGAAGCCATGATCGTCGCGGCGGACACCCTTATTCGCGGCTTGGCCGAAGTCGGCATCGTGGCTTTGGTCGATGAGGCGACAGGATTTCAAGAGGTCCGCCAGAGACACGCACTTCAAGATATTCTCGACGCCTTTTTGCTCAAGGAACTCGCAGCCTGGGCGAAGCGCTTTCCCGACGATTTTTACAGAGAGATTTATCGGCTAAGGGGTTGGGAGTGGCGGGGCCGAAAATTTAATCCGCCGCAGGTAGTGGCAAAATACACAACAGATTTTGTCTATGACCGACTAGCCCCGGGAATTCGCGAGGAGCTCGAAAAACGAATGCCTCGCGATGACGAGGGGAAAAGGAGAGGCAAACTGCATCAACTTCTGACCGATGACATCGGGCATCCGGCGCTGGCGCAGCACCTTCACGCCGTAATCACACTGATGAAAGCGTCGAAGAGTTGGAATCAATTCAAGGAAATGATCAACACAGCGCTCCCCAAGCGTGGAAGTACCCTTCAACTGCCTTTTGTTGAAGACTGAGACCAGCGTTTGGTAGCAGCTTTTTTCGCTATCTCCGCCCTCCGCTCCGGCGTCATCTTCGCAGCGCGGGCGGCACCGCCGTTCCCTTTCTTGCCGGCCCCTCGCCGGCCCCAAGCAATCCTGACCTTTCCAAGGTCGCCCGGCGGGAAGAGCGTCAGGGGGTAGGTAGACGCTCTTCCCTGGCGGGAACGCAGGCCGAGGGGCATGCGCCCGCCGTGCGCAGCTTAGACCCCAACAGTCCAGAGAGACACGCGATCTCGATGCAGCCGAGATTGGTTGCGAGTGGGACTACCTAGGTCCACTAGTTTTCTTGTTGACCGTCTACTAGTTTGCTTGTAGCTTCTCTCCATCGCCCAGATGGAGACGAGACGATGGTCCCCGGCAAGTTCTACCTCCTGATCCAGAACTGGCGCGGCGGCGCGCTCGTCCCCGAGCAGACGCCCGCCCCCGATCTGGCGACTGCCGTCGAACTGTTTCGCGGCATGGATGATGTAGTCACGGTTCTGGCGATCGACGCCGTCGCCTGCACAACGCGCGATGCGACTGCGGATGTCCTGCGCGTGATCGCTGACAAGTCTTTCGCTGACGGCAATCCGCTCCACTACGACCTCGCCGGCCTCTGCGATTACTATCGCATCGCTCACTACCACGCGCCTCGCACGATGGCCGAGAAATTTGGCGAGGGCGCCGACTTTTATCGCGATCTCCGCGCTGACCGCGACCTCGCAGCCTAACGGAGAGAGACATGAGCAGCGCCATGCCGCAGATTGACCAAGCGAAGCTCGCGCAGATCGTGAAGC